TGTACTATTTCGGCCGATTCAGATGATAAATTAGTTATGTTAATCATTTCATTAGTTAAATCTTTTGTATCTTTATACTTTTTAAAGAGTAATCCTGCCTTTATTATGTATTCATTTAAAAACTCTTCGCCGTGCATTTTGTCTATTGCTAAGTGCAATGCTTTAGTAGCTTTAATACCTGCCTCGTTTGCATTGTCTATCTTTTGCAACGCAAATAATTTTTCTTGCAAATCTTTAATGTCTTGTTTCATTTTCCTACTCCTTATTTAAATTGAAATTTATTATATCATATTATCACTTTAAAAAATACGATAATAATCCATTTTGAAGGTCAGATTTACCATCTAAAACATCCATAAACTTTTCATCAATCGTATTCAATGCTACTATATGATGTATAGTTACACTGTTCTTTACTCCTTGTCTATGAACACGCTTATTAACTTGCTCATATGCTTCCAAGTCTGGTGTTATGCTATACCAAATGACATCACCGCAATCGCTGTCCTGTAAGTTAAGTCCATGACTGGCTGCAGAGCATTGGTATAGTAGTACTGGTATCTTATTAGCGTTCCAATTCTTAACTATCTTATCTAACTCTAAGCCACTCACTCCACCACCGATATGTGGTGCGTTAAATACCTCTTTTAGTTTAGCCAAGTCATGCAAGTATTCATACACTATAAAGACAGGATTGCCGCCAATAGAGTCGACTAACTCTTCACATGCAGTAACCTTCATATTATGTATGTCTATAACTTCCTTGCTATTACCATACAGTGTTCCATTGGCTATTTGCTTTAGCTTCTGTGACTTGGTGGCAGCGCTTAATGCAAACACTGAGTCATCACCATTTGACAGTTCCATAACAAACTCATTCTTCATGCTCTTATACTTAAGCATTATGTCATCAGTTAGCTTAACACTTATCACGTTATGTAAGCACTCTGGTAAATCAAGCTCGTTATGACTTTTATGCATAATTAAGTCATCAACCTTTGCATAAATCTTATTAGCAGCTCCATCACGCAACAAGAAGCTAAACCCATCAAAGCTTGGTATGAAATACTCACGCTTATATGCAGACATGCTTCTACCGAGCCTTAAGCCTTTGTCTAACAAGAATATTTGCGACCATAGCTGCAATAAACCATTTGGCGCTGGCGTACCTGTCAGTATAACTCTACGTTTAAAGAATGATAAGAACTTTTTAAGCAATTTAAATCGTTGTGATGAGCTGTTCTTGAATAGAGTTGATTCATCACATACAAGCATGAACTCAAACTTTCTGAATAGCTCAGAATGATTACCAAACAACCATTTAAGTCCTTCTGGGTTGACCAAGTATATGTCATGCTTTTCACGTATGACAGAATCTTTGTTTGGCCCATGTAATATACCTACAGAGAAGTCAAAACCCCACTTCTTTACTTCTTGTGGCCACACCAAGTAGATTACTCTTAATGGCGCAATGATTAAAACCCTATCAACGTCTTTTGATGCTTTAAGTATCTCAATTGCTGACAAAGTTATTAACGATTTACCTAGACCTGGCGGCAAGAACAAACCACATATTCTGCGCGGTAAAATCCAACATAAACCATCTTTTTGATAAGGATGCAAATTATACTTTGACATCTTTCGCTATCTCGAAAATAAAACGATCAACTTCATACTTTGAAGTTATCAAAAAATAGTTAAACTTATGTCTAACCAACCATCTTGCAAATACTATCTGTAAAGCTGCCCACTTACTCTTTTCTGGTCTTTTAAGTTCTATGAAATATACATTGCCATTTAACAATATTATTCTATCCGGCACTCCATTCACTTGTGGGCATACCCATTTAAGGCAGCGACCACCTACTACCTCTGTTTCTTGAATTAGATAATTTTCTATAGAATTTTCTCTCATATTATGATTAAAAATGATGATTATTGGAACGAGAATATAACGAGATTCAACGATAAATAATTATATGATGAATCATATTAATCTAAAATTATCATTGAACCTTGTTGATATTTTATTTTGTGAATGACCTTGTAAAAGACCATTCAAAAAATGCTCTACTAACATCATAGAGCTGAGTGTGACATCCATGTCTCGGAGGCTTACTGCTATTTATATGCGTTACATAAATTCTTTACAAAACAATTATTACAATACTTATGTGGTCTTGGTTCGAATGTAGTATCATTGAACATAATGTCTACTCTGCCTTCAAACTCTGCTTTGTATTGCTCAAGATGTACACGTTGGTAAATATATGGCTCAGTCTCACCAAGGCTTAAATACCAGAACTCTACTTCTATCATATCTAAGTCTGTATTAAGCATCATCTTTACTGTAGCATAAAGCTTTGCCTGCTTTTCGTGCTCATCATACTTTTTGCCAGTCTTGAAGTCTATGATATAGTCATCACTTACTGTAGCGTCAATCTTAAGCCTTAGCCAGGCATCATTATGTAGCCAGGCATCTTCATTGCCTAGTAATTGCCATTTGCTATCCAATACCAATGCCTCTTCTGGTATTGCATTATGCTTCTTTAAATTTTCGAACTCAGTCTTGAACTTAGCTAATTCTTTTGGCACCTCAGCAATCTTACCAAGTAAGTAGTTCTCGGCAAGAGAATGTGTGTAGTTACCATTAGTAAGATGCCATGATGTCGGCTTTTCTAACTTAACTATGCGCTCATACATATAAGCATGAGGGCATTGCTCATATGATGATAGTTTTGAATAAGACCAGGATTCGCTCATAGCTCTAAATTTAATGCTTTGCACAACTTAATAAGATGCATTGCTTGAGATAAAGCATCATCCAATGCATTGTGATGTGAACCGATACGTACAATAGTTTCTTCTGGTGCAATGCTTCTAATAGTGCGATAGCATCTATTATTATGGTACTTCCATGGCGTACCGATTTCAAGTTCTTCATATGAGTTTGACAATATAGCATTGTCGAAATCAGAACCATTGCCCCATACTAGTGCGCCATTTGGTATCCAGTCTCTGAACTTCTGTAATACATATGGCAATGAGTCTTTGCCATTGAATGTATCAGTTTTATTACGCTGGTTCATCCACCATACGACAGTTGATGCAGATATATGCCTGCCATATGTATCACATGATACTGGGTCTATATTTGCATAGAACTTATCTATTATACTATTGCCATCAAATGTGCAAGCACCAATTGATACTATTGCAGCATCAACTTTAGTTGACAACGTTTCTAAGTCTAACATTACATTAATCGACATCTTCGTATACCTTCATATCTGCTAAATTATAACCAACCTTACCATCTGAGCGCAATGGTACATCCCAACCTGGTATATCGTCCATCGCCCATCTTAGCAAAGTCATTTCGTTATCCACATCTTGCTCATCACACTCTACTACTATTTCGTCATGTACCTGCATGAATATCACACCACGTCTATCAGTATGATAGTAATATCTTATCATCGCTTCCTTAGTCATATCGGCAGACGAGCCTTGTATGAGCACGTTGCCTAGCTTATAATAAAGCTCTCTACCATCACTTGACTGCTCTACGTCATAGCTGCGACCGCCCCACGTACGTATTTTTATTCCTTGTCTTGACATCTTTTCAATATCAGCCATCATCTTTTTAATTTCTGGCAATGCAGAATCATACGCATTAAAGAATGTATATGCTTGAGCTACTGGTATGCTTAATTTCTTGGCAAGTAATGGCGCGCCACCGCCATATATCTTTAAGAAGTTAATGACCTTAACCGGTACCCTAGATAGTTTATGCCCAGTCTTTTCGACTATTAAGTCATCAACGAAGCTATGAATATCTAAGCTAGGATTCTCATTGTATGCCCTGGCCATGTTGCCTTCAGCATAATGAGCTGTAACACGTAATTCTTGACCAGAAAAGTCTCTCTTTAGCAGTATCTTGCCTTTGCCGGCTACAATGCTCTGTCTTACCATTGGTAGCTCATAGCTTTTAATATCGGTCTTGTCATTGAATGTTTCTGGTGCATTCTTCGGTAGCTGTTGTATATTGCTTGAGAACCTGCCAGTACGTGTGCCGTAATCGTCCTCAGATCGTGTCTGGTTATAGTAAGGATAGTACTTGCCATTGTATATTAAAGCAGATTCAGCAAATGGCTTATAATACGTGCTAATCAGCTTCTGTAAGCTGCCACGAATCTTAAGTATGTTGGTCAAGTTCTTATCACTGACCAAGTCTTCAATGAAATCCTTGCCATACCTTGGGTTGCCTTTGGCAGTGTATTGTATCTTGCGCTCATCAATTAAGCCCTTCTTACGAAGCACATTGAACATAGCTTTAGAACCTGGCTTCTCGCCATTACCATATGCAGATAGCTGAAGGTTCATAAGATTGAAGTCAGCTTCTAGCTTAGTTCTGATGCTATGCACGTCATAAGCTATTGATATGCCTCGCATCTCCATGTCTATGACTATCGGCAATATGCGCATCTCACGTTGGTATGCGTCAGATATAGTTTGCTTAGCCGGTTCACCTAGTGCGTATATACCTAATACTTGTACTGCCAATGTCACATATAGTGTGTACGTCATGTCAGTATCAGATTCAGCATACTTACCTACAATATCACCTGGCGCTTCTGATATAAATTCACCAAAGTTAGATTCTGTAGCGCCTTTAACATTAGCTAATATCCAATGCTTCAACAACAACTGATCATCTGGTGGTATGCCGCAATATTTATAAGCTAAGTCTTTAAGACCAAGTGATGGCTCTCTAGCATCAATTAGATAAGCCATAATCATTGTATCGTTTATGAGCTCTGGCTCAGGCACTGGTAAGTTAAACCATTCTAAGCATATACGTAAATCAAACTTAGCGTTATGGCATAATATCTTTTCACCAGATGAATATGCTATAGCCAATGCAGCTCCAGCTTGCTCCTTAGTGCAGTTATTATTAATTGGATGGCACCAAGACCAGTATTTAGATGGTTCACCATTGTGCTTAATGGAGACGCCTACTGGTCTTGGTGACTTATTAGACCCGTTAACTATTTTCTTAGTTTCAAAGTCTATTGTATACATTAGCGATCACTCCTGTAGAATTTTGGTAAGTTCATCTTTGTTACTCCGTTGTTTTAATTTGAAATTTATTATAATACGATGTAGCTATTAAGTCAACCATAAAGAATTGAAATAGGGCACATAGATCAGTTGCCTATGTGCCCTAAGCTGTTACGTTACTGCAAATATACGTTTAAGACATCTTAGACTTCTTAGCAGCTTGAGCTTCAGACGTAGCTGCACTTGTAGGCGGTTCATAGTTAGAAGTATCATATGGTATTGATACTGCATCATTGAACGTATCTAGCAGAGTTGCTATTCTGGTAATGTCATCGCCATGCGCTGGCCCATCAAATGATGCTGCCAAGACTGGGTATGCTGCATCGTCATCGAATGACAATGTAGTATGCACAGCCCATAATGGCAGTTTCTTCAATGTAGATACTGATTTGGTGTACTTCGAGAAGCCTTTCAGCGCAGTCGGTGACATGTTGATGATAGCTAGATCACCAAAGTTAACACGACCATCATCGCCAACAGATGCTATAAGTATACGTCTACCGTTGCGGCATGCTTTACCTTTGCCTTTTGAGCCAAACTCATTTTTTGGGCAGCCATCACAATTATCTGACTGTGCTACAGGTGAATCTTTATGTGGTGAAGCGTCTGATAATTCTTTATATACTGCAAAGCATGCAGGTGGGTATACCTCATCGCTACCTGCATCGTACGGTCTGTCATACCAAGAGTTATCGAACACGTCAGCTAATATGATAGTCTTTAAAACTGTACCTAGCTTATCGTCGCCGATTGAGAACTTCTTGCCTTTAAGACTGATGAATGGTATAGTGTTGGTTTCAGCTACAGCCTGCTGTTCTGCAGATTGCGCTAATAAAGCTTTGATTTCTGGAGTGAGTATAGACTCGTTGCGTTCTACTATGGCAGTAGATTCTATTACTTCGTTTGACATAAGTTTTCCCGATTGATTTGTGGGTGGCACATATCGGCAGCCACCCTACGCCGTCTTGCTTATTACTTACGCTGCAGCTTCTTCTGTAACGTCAGCAGATACAGACACAGTACGTGTAGTACCAATTGAGTCATCAGATGGCGCAATCTTTGCGTAAGACTTACCATCAGATTCAACAGTGTCACCGATTGCAGCTTTCAGGATCAAAGTCCTCGCAGCTCGCCATGCAACGTCACAAAAGCGTTGATTCTTATCATTCAACTCTTTTGTGTAACCGGCAGCATATATAGCACCAGACAATGTTTTGTAGTTCTTGCCTTCGAACGTTACATTGAAATCTTCAGCACGATTTGCAGCCACACGTGAGCCGCCTTTCTTGCCGAAGTTAACCAACTGGCCATAAGTATGATCCAACACTGCTTGGTCAATGCCTGGGATGTCAGCCAATGTAGTGTAAGCAGTGATGGCAACTTTCAGCTCGTCAGATACTGCAGGATTGTCTAGCAATGTTTTAACATCACCTTGTTCTGCAATCAATTTACGTAATGCAGCAACTTCATTGAACGCCTTGGCTTTCGGCTCTTTCTTTGCTTTCGGAGCTTTAACTGCGGCAGATTTGAAGTTCTTCACGTTCTCAAAAGCGTGTTGAGTTGCCGGAGCGTCACCGCCCAATGCATTGAACAATGCAATGTATGTGCTGATAACTGTTATCAGAATATCGCTCACACCTTCAGCAGATTTAACTTCAGTTAATGCAGTTAAAGGATCGGCAGAGTGTACTGCGTCAAATGTCAGTAGTTCTTCGCTAGTTAACGTTATATGTTCAACTTCTGGCGCATCAACTATTTGGTCAACTGCTTCTTCTGTATTTTTCTTGTTTGGCTTTGCCATGATAGTATTCCTATTAATTAGTGTTAATGAAAATCAGATGTCTATCTGATTAAGATATATAATATCATAGAATAACCGGCATTGGAACCATAAATTTTCTATTTTATGAAAATTATTTTTCATCTTGATAACATGCTTCTGGTTTAACTGGTTCTGCAAAATCCCATTTGCAACCAAGGCTAGTTATAAATTTGTTGTTTTCATATTTAACTACTAAACCCATAACTTTTATACTTGAATCATTCCATAACCAACACGGATACCCAGAACTTTGCCTTATATTGTCATACCATTGTGGTGCTTTGTATTCTGACCAAGCAGAAGGATTTGCAAATAATGGCATATTAATTGATGTAAATACAAGATTACCATGATCACCACAAACAACTTTAGTACCAACACTATTAACAAGCGTTTTACCTTCAATTAAAGCCTGATAAATCTGTCTTTGACTTTCCATCTCTAATACTCCAAATCTGTTTTATTGATATTTTTTCATAAACAACGCTTCAATTCTCTCAACTTCCAAGCACATATCTGTTGGAGTGCTTCCATCAAACATGCTATCTTTTCTACAGTACCAACCTCTTGATTTTGTTGGTGTATATACTCCATTTACTTTGCGTTTTATACGTTTAGTCGGATTGTGCCCATCCCAACGTACCCAACCGTTGTTTTCTAGCCATACCTTTATACGTGTAATGCCATACCGATCGTCGCCACCAATCATCTTACGTACTAGTTCTGGCAGTGCTATGTCATATGGTTCAAGTAGCTCATCAAGTTGTACCTCAGTATCATTCTGAGTGATGTCAAGCATCGCATCGAAGTGTGTTGTGCAGTACGGCCTAACGCCCGGTTTATACTCAGATAAGTCGTAGTTAAGCAAGTAGTCGAACAGGTAGTTAGGCCCACCAACATCCAGCCAGTTATCGAAGTATTCAGTCTGCATATCTTCTGTCATCACGTCATATGCGCGTAGCACGAACGCTCTACGCTCAGTCTTGTCAAACTTCATAGCATCTAAGTTGTTGGTGATGACCAACACGTTGCAGATGTTTTGTTGCATGACCTTCTGCTTACCTTTAATGTTCAACACTTGCATTGTCGATGATTCAGTAGCAGTGATACGCTTATAGAACTCTATAGCTTGCCCTGATAAGCCCATTGCTTCACTTATGTGCAGCAGTTTAGTCTGGAACAGCCCATCATCGTAGTCGCCTTTGATGTCTCTGTTGCCGATTGATTTGAATGCGCTACCAAATATAGTAGCTATTGGTCTGAACAGTGCATCCTTACCTGCACCAGATATACCAAGTATGATCGGCTGCCAGCTAATCTTGATGTGCGGCTTCTGTACAGTGAACGCTATCCACCAGAGCAATGCTCGTCTATAGTCCGGCTCTTTAATAAGATGTTCTAGCTGCCTAAGCCAAGGCTCAACTGTGCCTTTCTTCGGCTCTAAGTTGAAGCCCTTCCATGTGTTCAACAGTCGTCTACCATCAATATCTATGGTGCGCAATGTCTCATGATATGGTACAGGAGACCAAGTATAGTCGGCAGCTTGCTTGAAGTCTGGGTGCATAGCCAACCACTTACTGATTAGTGGTTTACCGCCTTTCTTACCTGAGAACTCTTTAATGTGACTTATGTCCAGTGAGTTGGCAGTCATCTCAGTCATGTCGTTGAAGTCGAACCACGTGTTAGTAGCGCGTATGTGGTACACGTTATCTACTATATGTGAGAACTTAGCATTGTGTCGTGCACCAATAGAATTGATTATACTCTGCAGTTCATCGGATGATAGTGGCGTCTCGCATAGCTCTTGGTTATATACGAACATCTTAGCAGCAACTTCTTCAATACTGTTGAGTATGTTGAATAAGTAACCACACAGTCGTGTCATCTCATTGTTGCGATTACCGTTCGGTATGTGCGTTGGTATCTCGTACTCACCAGATGATTGCGATGATGACGACCTCTTGCTTGATGCTGCAAAGAACTCTCTTACGTGGCTGTCTATCAGTTCTTGGTCTGTGCCTATGATAGGTGAGCTATCATATATGTTGCCTGTCATTGCTATGAATGATTGGCGCTTACCGGGATACAGCTCTACACCAGAGTTAGCGCTGTCATTAAGGCGATTATCTAGCGTACCGAACAGGAACACGTGAGCGCCCATACCAGACACACTGGTTTCAACGAACGTCATGTCTGTGGCTTGCTTCAGGTACTTGTTGCGTGGATCACCGAGCTTGAGTTCTTGTGTTGTAGAGTCTTGGAACAGGTTATCGTAGTCTATTACGACTACGCCATTATCTGTTGATGGTATGAACCCTAACGATAGCATGTTAGGATGTTTGTGCATTATTGATAAGCAATGACTGAATGTGTACTGTCTATCTGGCGTAGACCATTTAGCCACGTCTATTATCGGGCCCAATGGATTACTGGTTGTTAATCTGACTGGCCGTTTGGTCGGCTTGTCCGTATCTTTTTGTTTATTAGTTTTAACCAACGCCCAGACTACCCAATTAGGTATGTCTATTAAAGCTTGTGGTATATTTTCTGGCTGGAATTGTAAAGGTAGTGCGTATACTGCTGAGACATGCTCGTAGTTAGTTGATTCTGTCATATAAGCTTCCTATTATCGTTGTGACTAGCATACCATAGAATACAGGCGACCAATAGGTCACCTGTATATAATGATAATACTAGGAAGTGTTGTACTATGATCAGTAGCACAAACCAGTATGTTTACCGGTATGATAATTATATCATAATTCTTGCTACATGTCAACTTTATTTATTGACTTCTAGCTTGAAATATGATATAATCAAACTATTTGCAGCGTTATCGTGGTACGGTAACCAATCTTTGTCGTGAGGTGTTTATGAGTGAGTTAATTAATTGGGCCCAGGTTGAACGTAAAGTACTATCTGAAAAGCGTGTTAAGGCTGGGCTACGTGCTGAAGAGTTACGTGAGCGTATGGACCCTGAGCCAATCATCAAACAGATGCTTGCATTGGTACGTGAGGCTGATAACGTTGAGGTTGCTGACATACCAAGGTTGAAGTTTAAAGCCGATGTGCTTACCACAATCCTAAAGAAAGTCATGCCGGACCTGAGGTCGTTGGAAGTGACTGAGAAAGATAGCAAACACTCGACTTTAATTATACAGATGGAAGGCTTTAATAAGTCTGTCGACTAATACGTCATATTATTGCTCCGAATGGTATGTCTAGTAGTGCGCAAAGTAACACTATACCAACTAATGCATTTGCGAGTACGAATAAGATTGTGTCGAATATTGCTCTCATCTGAATAAAAACCTCATTAATACTATTACGCCTGCCAATGTCCAAGTGAATTCGCTTGCTGACATGTTCATTAAATTGTTGTACAAATCTAACATTTTTCTTACTCCTTTGGGTACCAGATGGGTACCAATATGGGGTCCCGATAAGTTATTGATTTTATTATATATTTTTATTTAGAGGACCAGAGGACCAATAGATAAAATAATAAATGAAAGTGATTTTTAAAAAAAAAATATATTCCTCTAAGGCCGGTCGACTGGTCCTCGGTCTTCGACCTCAAAATCATCAATAAAATCAATGACTTATCGGAGACCATCTCAGCGATTAGAGGACCAGTGCAGTTTTGGTCTCGTCCGGTCAAATAAGAATGATTCTTATTTAGGCTCCTTAGGCAAGACCTACTGGTCCTCTAATTGACTAAATCAGAGGACCGGTCAGTTTTTATATCTTTTTGATTAGGTACCCTTCCATAGTGAACTCTCCAGTCTTTTTAAGCTGCCGATTGATCTTGTTCCACATAGACACCGTAAAATGTGAATGTAACCCATCCTCGCCCCTTTGATTTGAGCAGCCAGGCAAGATTATGACTGCATCAGTTAGAGTCTTATATTCGACTCCATTCATGATTATCTTGATGCCGCCCTTTTTGGTAGATTTTTCCTGTTTTACAGGCTCTTCTTTGATTGGCTCAGCTTCTTCAGCCGCTCTTTTGGCTCGCATTTCTTCGCGATGTCTGACATTCTCGTCCGCTTTCTTTTGGTCAAGCCGTTCCTTTCTGCGAGCGTTCGCTTGCGCGGCTTTTATTTTAAGAAGTTCTGGGTTGGCGTGGACTTCTGATGGTTTTCTTTGAGTGTTCATGATTTTTATTCCTATTGATTAGATTGATTTGGTGTTCGGTTATAATATTATCAGGTTTTGTGGATTTGTCAACTTTTATTTTTATCCTTTTCTGTGGAAGTGAGTTTAATTATATAGAGTTTTGTGGACTTGTCAACTTTTATTTTATCTAACGATAATCAACGAGATTGATTGATAATTTTTAATCAATATGATTTATCAAGATATGAATTTTCATTCAATCTCATTCATTCTCGATAGAATTTAGATAATAAAAAAGAGAATATCATTCCTGATATTCTCTTTATTTGATGATTAGATTTAATCTTCTCTATTCATCGAATCATCCTTAGAAATTCCAACGATCATTTCAAAATAGAAATCAGAATTTATTGGATCAATCGGATAATCATTATCCGATTCGATGAAATCATATTTTGATTTATCTAACTCAAATAAATCCATAAATAAATCATTCATATAGATTATCTTTCCTTCAAATGATTTCATAAAAATCATCTCATCCTCTGGATGAATATATTCAAGATTCAATATCCCGATATAATCTTTATCCATTATTTGATTCATTATTTCTTCATTTATTTCTATTTCATAATTTTTCATTTTATTTCTCTTTGATTGATTAGATAATAAAAAAGAGAATATCATTTCTAATATTCTCTTTATTTGATGATTAGATATTTTTAATATCTATTGAGATTTGAATATATTCTCTTATTTGATCGAATGATATAAAAGAATCATATTGATTGATTAATCTATCATATAATTTGATGATTGATTCTTCATTATCTTTGAAGAATTCATTTCCTATGAATTCTTTTATCTTCATCAGATCATTCTCTTTATCTAAATCTATTTCTTCATTCATTTTATTTCTCTCTTTGATTGATTAGATTGAATCAATAATTATTGATTCATTATTAATATATCATATCTAAATAAATAAATCAAATTTATTTATCGCAGATAAGATTGATAATCACTTCATTAATGAGAATCATTCTCAGTCATAAGAATTCTTATAACTGATGGGAGGGGGTCGTGACGTGCGAGACAATGGCGCACCAACCCACGTATTATTTTTGCCATTTTTGAAAAAAATTTTTCAGCAATTTTAGACTTAGTATTTACGCATAAAAGAAGTAAAATAATTTAAAAATATTTCACTTTACCTATTGACATGACTCGCTATTTATGATATAATCAATTTATGATTTACGTACCAAGCCGGACAGGTAAACAATTTCACGAGGCCAGAGATGTAGGCACAGGTTTTGTAAGAGCACTGATTGGTCCAATCGGTAGCGGAAAGAGCGTAACATGTGTACTTGATCTGGTGATGATTGCTATGGAGCAAGAACCAGACAAAGATGGTATACGTAGAACAAGATTTGCAATAATACGAAACACATATCGTGAGTTACTTGATACGACAGTAGCAACGTTCTTCACGTGGGTACCGCAAGAGTCCGGTCACTGGTCGAACCTAAACATGTCGTTCAACCTGAAACAAGCGTTACCAGATGGTACGACAATGGAGACGGAGTTCTTGTTTCGTGCATTGGATAAGCCGGATGACATTAAGAAGCTACTATCATTGGAAATAACTGCAGCATGGATAAACGAGGGTAGAGAGATAGCTCTTAGCGTGTTCGACATGGTTCAGGGACGTGTAGGACGATATCCACCACCGGTACTTGGTGTGCAGCCTACGTTCTTTGGCGTGATAATCGACACGAACCCACCGGACATAGACCATTGGTTCTATACAACGTTCGAAGTGGATATTGCCAAGAACCATAAGGTGTTCAAACAGCCATCTGGTACATCGCCACAAGCTGAGAACATCGAGAACTTACCTCGTAACTACTACGAGAACATATCTAGCAAGAAGACTAAGGAGTGGATAAGCGTGTACGTTGAAGGCAAGTATGGGTTCATTGCAGATGGCAAGCCAGTATGGCCGGAGTATAATGATGACGTACATCATGTCCACTCATACGCACCTGACCCGACGCTACCACTGTATATTGGTATAGACTTCGGTCTGACACCAGCTGCAACGTTCGGACAACTAGAACCGTCTGGCAGGTTCGTTATATTCGATGAGCTATGCACGTTCGACATGGGAGCAGTATCGTTCGGCAAGCTGCTGAAGCAGAAGCTGAACATGGAGTATAGAGGGTTCAACAACGTACAACTGTTCGCTGATCCGGCGGGTGAGGGTAGAGCTCAGTCTGATGAGAGCACACCGTTCCAGATGCTGCACAACCAGGGTCTGCTAGCTATACCGACGTACACTAACGACTTCAGCATACGACGTGAGGTCGTAGCTGACTACATGATGCGTATGGACTTCATGGCAAGACCAGCGTTCGCGGTAACGCTAGGCGCACCGACACTAAGGAAGGCATTGTCTGGTGGATACAAGTATAAACGACTGCAAGTTTCTGGTATGGACAGATATCACGACGTACCAGACAAGGGTAAGTACTCACATGTTGGTGACAGCTGCCAGTATCTGATGCTCGGTGCGTTAGGAGACAGAAGAGTCATGGGCGGTATGGACAGCAAGCCTATCGACTACAGTTCAGTTAATCAGACTATAGTATAGGAGACAATGATGGCAGGCAAAGGTTACGCTAACGACATAAGATTGCAAGTTGCATGGGGTGATGGTAGACGAGCTGCGCTAGCAGGCGCACTGATCGGCACTAACCCACATCTTGCCGGTTCACCTCAATCGCTCGCTTGGATAGAGGGTTTCAACAACACGTTCACTAACACAAACGGGTGAGCTATGAAGAAGATGCCACTACGTGAGAAAGGACCGATGGTTCCTAGCAAGAAGAAAAAGAAAGGCTGCTAATGAGTCGTAAACGAACTAAGATGACTGACGAACAAATTCTTAGTGTAATAACTAATGAGTTAAGTCAGTCTAACATTACTACTAGCAATGAGGCTGCGCTACGTCTGCCACTATCGTACTACCTTGGTAGACCGAATGGTACTGAGATAGAAGGACGGTCGCAGCTTACATCAACTGATGTAGCAGACGCTATTGAGTGGATAATGCCTCAGGTGATGAAGTCGTTTACGCAAAACAATGAAGTTGTGGTGTTTGATCCACTGCATGAAGAAGATGAACTTCAAGCTGAAATAGAATCAGAGTACGTCTATGACGTTATAATGAAGCAGAATGATGGCTTCGTACTTATACATCAGTTTGTTAAAGATGCATTAATGCAACGTAATGGATTACTTAAAGTTTATTATGAGTCTACAGAGGAAGTAAATACATACTCATATACAGGTTTGTCACAAGATCAGCTTTATATGATTATAGCTGATAAGAATACATCAATATTAGAGCAATCGGTTGCAGCATATACTGATGAAACTGGCGCAGAACAGGTATTGTTTGACGTAAAAATAGCAGTTACTCAACAGTGCCCTAAGATAGTAATTGACCCAGTAGCTCCTGAGAATTTTAGAGTAAATTTACAACATAACAGCATAAGTCTTGACAAGGCACGATTTACTTGCCATATAGATTCTAAGACAGTATCTGATATGCGCGAAGAGGGCTATAGCGATAGTGAACTTGAAGCCCTAGCAAGAGCAGATTTAATACGTACAAGTTACAGATTTAACTACCAAGACGAAACAACTTTAGTGCCATCAACAACTGAGGATGACCCTAACAAGTTGCTAGAAATTGGTGAATGCTATATGTTTTTAGATGTTAACGGTGATGGTATATCAGAGCGTATAAAAATAACAACTGCCGGCGTACAGCCTGCTGTAAAAGTATTACGCAAAGAAGAATTAGATGCATCCCCTTGGGTTAGCACTACTGGCATATTAATGTCACATAAGTTTCAAGGTTTATCAGTTTATGACAGACTTAAGCAAATACAAGATAATAAGACTGCACTTATACGTAGTATTATGGATAATATATATTTGCAGAATAACCAAAGGACTATCGTCGTCAATGGTCAAGTAACTATTGATGACTTGCTGGTTAGTAGACCTGGTGGCATAGTTAGAGTCAATAGACTTGATGCTATAGCACCACTAATAACACCACAGATCGGTGAAGCTGCATTTAGTATGATGAACTACTTAGATACAGTAAAGGCAGGACGAGTCGGCGTATCTAAAGATGGCAATGCTTCACCAGAGGCAATCGGTGATAGACTCGGCTCACAAGGTTATGACCGTATGATGAATGCCCAAGAAGAAGTTGTCGGACTGATGATTCGTGTCATATGTGAAACAGGTATTAAACAACTTTGCTATAAAGTTCGTGACTTAGTCACTAAACATATTGACACAATACAAGATTTTAAATTTCGTGGGCAGTGGATTAAAGTTAATCCATCCACATGGCCGCGACGGACAAGTTCGACAGTAAGAGTAGGTACCGGCACTGGTGATGTAAAAGCCAAGACAATGGCTATACAGCAAGTACAACAGTTGCAATCGCAAATATTACAATTGCCAGGGCAATCATTAGTTAATCCTGCTAAAGGTTATGCTGCAATAGATGATTTCTGTAAATTTACTGGTTTAAATGGCGCAAGTAAATACTTTGTAAACCCTAATTCTCAAGAAGGTCAGCAGGCTTCACAAAAAGCACAGCAAGAACTTATGCAGAATAAGCAGCAAGGTATGCAAGTTCAAGTTCAGCAAATGCAGATGGAAGCACAACTTGCGCAATCTGCTATGATGACAGCTAAAGCAGAGCAAGATAAAGTTACATTGCAAGGGCAGGTTGCAGCTATTAAGCATCAAGCAGAAATGACTAAGCAATCTATGGAAGCACAAATTGAGACTATGAAGCAGCAGCTTGAACAAGCTAAAGCTATAGAAAAGAGCCATAAGGAAATGGCAGATTTACAATTTAAATATGATGAAATGGCCGAGAAAAAACAATTAGAACTATCTAAGTTAGAAGAATCTCGCATACAAAAAGAAATGGATATAGCTGCAGCATATCAATTAGCTCAGTTGACAAAAGCTGAGCCAGAGAGTATGCAAGAAGATGTACAAGAAAATAATGTAGAAGAACCTAATACAGCAATTATGGGTGCTTTAGCAGATTTAAAAGATACGCACTTGCAGACTCAAGCTATTATAGCTGCAATAAATAAACCAAAGCGCATAATAAGAGGCGCCGATGGTAGACCAGAAGGTATTGAATAATGGCTGCATATAATAAGTACACTGCTGCAGTTGAACCATTAGTTGAAGGCGATAATGCTGGTACGGCAGCTTGGAAAGTGGCATTAGCATTAACAGTCAATGCTGCAGACACTACTTTTGTAGCTGGTACTACTGACTTGGCTACAGGTGGTGGGTATACTGCTGGCGGTAATGCTGCTACAACTACATCAAGCGCCCAAGCAGCTGGTGTGTATAAGTTATTGCTAGCTATTCCGGCAACGTGGACAGCTAGCGGAGTCGGATTTACATTTAGGTATGTAATTCTATACAACTCAACAACAAATATACCCTATGGTTATTGGGATAACGGGTCAAATATTGTCATGAATGGAACTAATGGGGATACATTTGTAGCTAACTTAGATACTACTAATGGTGTGTTTACGGTATCATAATGGCTGATAATACTACTTTAAATGTAAATACTACAACAGGCGATGTTATTCGTGACATTGACCATTCTGGCATAAAAACTCAGGTAGTTACGCTAGATATTGGTGGAACTACAGAACAGTTAATTGCTGGAGTCATGCCGGTAGCAAAGACAGAAGATTCTGGTTTAAACAAACCATTACAAGTTAATGAAGAACTAGAGCTTACTACAAACGATCACGAACTAAAAAACGAGATGCAGGAAATTAAAGTCATTCTTGCTGATATTTTATTTTTACTGCAATCAACGATAGGATAAACAATGGACATTTCAATCAAGGGTGTTGTGCATAGAGCGAGACCCGACGCAAACCCAGAATATACTGACGAAGAAATTCGTCTAACTAAATATGGCGAAGCAATGGTGGCATCAGTCTGCCCTACCAGTCATATCATGGCAGATGAGGGATCATTTTTTACCGCTTACAGCCCAACGCCAGGAACAGGATTAGCGTTTGCTATAACGGCAGCGGCATCCGATACAGCTGGAAACTTTTTACTGATTAAAAATAACGATAACGTTTCAGACTCGCCAAACAACAAGCGTATCTATTTATCGTATATCAAGCTTATTTGTACAGTTGCGCCGGTTACTGCTACAGCCGGTCAGTTTAAAATGAACTGTGACGGATTCTTGACGGCTCGCTATACATCAGGCGGAACGGTTCTAACGCCACAGAATTTAAACATGGATTTGTCAAGCTCATCAATCTCGCAGGTATATGCCGGTGCATTGACGACGGTGGCCTTGTCAAACTCAGCCAGGCAGGTAGGGCGCGGCGTATTGAGAACTGTCATTCCGGCGGTTAACGATGAATATATCTTCCATTTCGGCTCAGTCGATTGGGAAGCAAACCAATCACTAGCAACAGCTACTGCAATACGTGAGTCAATTCCATGCCCGCCTATTATACTAGGCCCACAACAGTCGTTTACCTTGGGGCTTTGGTTTCCAGGTAACGCAACAACGGCTGGATCGTTTGAGGTTGAATGTGGTTGGTGGGAAAGGTAACGTGTGCTTTTACCGTTACGCTTACTTGATGCAACCGCATCCGGAGGTGTTAGCTACTCATTAGCTTGTAATCCTGGAAGTTATTTAATAGCAGGTATACAAGCTAATTTAAAAGTAACAAGGACTTTACTATGTAGCGCAGGAAGTTACTCAGTATCAGGGCAGACTGCGCTATTAAAACGAGGCTATAGTTTAGGATGTGTAGTAGGAAGTTACACATTAAATGGAATTGCAGCTAACTTAACTTATACACCGGGCAGTGTAGGACCTGTTAATTACTCATTAACATGCGCAATAGGAAGTTACACATTAAATGGAAGTACTGCGCTATTAAAACGAGGCTATAGTTTAAATTGTAGTTTAGGAAGTTATGCATTAAATGGAATTGCAGCTAACTTAACTTATACGCCAGTTACACCAAGCGTAATAAATTATACATTAAACTGTTTAACTGGTAGTTATGTTGTAATAGGATTAGATTTAACATTTGGTACTACTTTAAGTATTAAACGTGGTGGTGGTAAAGGAGCATACTACAAAGAGAATACTAGGGAAGTTAAAAAAACAAAGAAAGAAATTGAAGCAGATTTATACAATGTATTGTTTCCAATAGCTGGCATAGATATAGTACCAGAAGCACAAGTAAAAA